TCAAAAACAACATTAGCGTTATTCATGACCAAATTACCGGTCATGGTGTCACCAGCAACATCCACAAACGTTCCAGATTCACTGCGCCATGCAGTACCGTCGTAAATTTTTAATACATACGTCCCACCAGTTGTATCAAGCCACTGTTCTCCTTTCTCATTACCTTGTTGGCCAGATACCGTTCCAGTGCCTGTAGTAGTCCCTGTTGCTGTAAAAACAGTACCAACGGTATTAGCTGACGCTCCAACTAACGTAAAATCAGAATTACCTACAGTAAGGATCTGATAGATAGTTCCGGTAACAAGTGCTGTAGCAGCAAGACTGTTTGGTGAAGAGTTTGGAGCGCTTGTCCCAATATGAACAGGTCCAACCTTTACTAGGTCACCGTTGCTGTCTTTAAAAAATAAACCAGGCGATCCTTCGTTCGTGTTAATAGCAATTTGCCCTGCCGACATAGCAGTCGGAATGGGTCGCTTGTGGGCGGTGTTGCTACGAAGGTGCTGGAGAGCCATCCTTAACGCCTATTGCTAGGCCGGAAATAACTCTCCTATCCTACGAGACTCAGAATGTCCCGTCATCTAGCTGGCTAGTCAAAGCCAACGTTCCACTGTTATCAGGCATCGTGATTGTCCTGTCAGCCGTAGGGTCTGCCAAAGAAAGGGTAGTTTCAAATGCGTCATCGGTTGGTCCTTCAAAAACCAAAGAACCGGTATTACCAATCATGACTTGACCGCTAAAAATGCCGCCTGCCTTAGGCATCGCCAATGCAGCAAGGTCATAAGCGGTTTTTACGCCGTTTGGTGTTGCAGCGGTTGTAGTGCTAGAAGAGGCAACCCCGTCCGTAAGCTGCAAAACACCAACTGCACTTGTACTGCCGGTGCTAATTGTTAGCGCTGGAGTTGTAGTGCCGTTAGTAACACCAAGAGGCGCAGTAACTGTGACTCCAGTAACCGTTCCAACTTGATTAGCAATCCACTCAAGGCCAGTTGTTGTGCTGCTATTTGCACTAAGGATGTAACCGTTTGTACCAACCGTTAACTTGTTTAAAGTGGTTGACGCGCTAGCAGCAATTAAATCGCCTTTTGCATAAGAAGCAATATTTGTACCGCCTCTCGCAACATCAAGCGTACCGCCCGTCATGTTGTCTACATCGCGGCACTCATTGCTAACTTCCTCTAACGCAGATTGAACGTTAGTAGAACCAAGGTTTGCAGCAGGGCTAAAAGCAACGTTATTAGCCGTTTGTGCTGTATAAGTGCTGCTAACGTCAATCTCAAGCCATGAAGTGCCGGTAGACAACAGCAAATCAGGCGGAGCAAGAGCAACAGTTGGAGCGGGTGACGTTCCAGTGCCTGGTTCAGAAACTACTAGGTAATAATTGCTGTTACTGTTGCTTGGAGAAGGCAGAGCGTTTCCAACACTCAATCCAATAGCAGATCCATCATTAGTGACAGAGGCAACTTGATTCGTGCTTGCGTCATAAGTACCAGCAAGAATAATTGCGCCTGCTGAGATACCAATTGACTGCCAAACGTTTCCGTCCCACAGGAAAAAGTTTTTATCTAACGGGTTAAAATGAAGTTGTCCCGTAAATGCTGCTACCGGAAGTGTTTCTCCAATTGATGCAGTTGATTTATTGGCAAGTTTTGCTGCTGTAATTGCACCACTAGCAATTCGATCTGCAGTAAGCGCTCCGGTAGTTATCTTGGCCGCGTCAAGACTAGGAATGTCTGCCGCTATCAAATCGACAGCAGCGGTAACAAGACCTTGAGCATTAAAAGTAATACCGTTTTTTGTTGCAGCAGTAACTGCATTGTTTATGTTTAACGTCCCACTTGTTACTGCTAGGCCAGAACCCGGCTGAATAATGCCTTTTGCAGATGCAGTTGCATCGGGCAAATCAGCAGGAACAAGTGCCCTAAATGTTGGAGCGGCGTCAGAGCCAGAGACAGGGCCAACAAATACACTGTTTGCCGCTTGTGTATCAAGCGTTAACGTAATGTTTGCTGTAAAATCATCAGGATTATTAACTGCAATTGACAGTGGAGTTGACTCAGTAACTGTTACTGATTGAATTCCAGCTTCTTGCTGCCAAGCTGTTCCATTCCAACGGTACGCAATGCTAGTGCCGGTGTTATACCAACCTTGACCAACATAAGCACCAGTGCCAGAAGGAGTAGATGCGCTGACAACGCAAGTAGACTCATTACCTAATTTACTTGCATTAACAGCTGAATTATTTAACTTTGCAGTTGTAACTGCGCTTGATTGAATGTTTGCTGCGCCGACAATGTCACTTGCTAATGTTGTGGTAAAAGATCCGGTGCCTGTGCCAGTTACCGCTCCAGCAAGCGTAATTGTTTGGTCACCAGTGTTAGTACCTGAACTTGTTCCGGAAAAAGAAGAACCGTTTATCCATGTACCATTAGCAACCGCAAGATCACCTAAACCTAAAGTGGTTCGTTGAGCCGCTGCATTAGCGTCGTCTATAAGAGCACGTCCTGCAGCAGTACACGCAATTTGTTCAATTGTTCCAGAGCCTGCAGTGCTGCGACCAAGAATTACGTCTGTAGCAGTCGTGTCTTGAATCTTGTCATAAGTGACAGAGTCAGTCGCAAGCTGAGTTGTGCCAACCGCTCCTGCTGAAATTGACGTTGAAAATGAACTGCTACCAAAACCAGTGACCGCTCCAGTAAGCGTAATGATTTGATCGCCTGTATTCGTGCCGCTAGAAGTGCCAGAATGCGTACCGCTAAACGTGCCACTTTGCGTGGCAAGACTTCCCAAACCAAGCGTTGTTCTTTGCGATGCAGCATCTGCATCATTTAACAAAGCCCTGCCAGCTGCGGTGCAATCAATTTCTTCTACAGTTCCCGCGCCGCCAGTGCTATTTCCTAGCAACTTATTGCCAGCTGATATTTGTTGGATTTTTGCGTAAGTAACAGCATTATCTGCAATATTTGTTGTATCTACTATTCCGGTAGACAAGCTAGTAGCGAATGAGCCTGTACCACTGCCTGTTACAGCGCCAGTAAGAGTAATTGTTTGATCGCCTGTATTTGTACCGCTTGATGTTCCAGAATGTGTGCCCGCAAACGTACCACTTTGCGTTGCAAGCGTGCCAAGGCCCAAGGTGGTGCGTTGCGCTGCAGCATCTACATCGTCTAGCAATGCACGACCTGCTGCTGTTAATGAATAAGCAGCGTATGTATCTGTACCTGTTAGATAAATACTTTGATCAGCTGCAGTCGTTAGGCCTGAAATGCTTTGCAAGCCAGCGTCATAAGCTTGCACATCTACGCCAATCTCAACGCCAAGATTTTGACGCGCAGCAGCTGCAGTAGAAGCTCCCGTTCCACCGTCTGCAACCGTAAGATCAGTTATTCCTGTAATCGTGCCGCCAGTAATTGTGGCGTTACTAGAACTTAAATTTGCAGCGACCGTTCCAAAGGTAACGCTGTCGTTCGTGTCAATGCCAAGCGTTGTACGTTGAGCAGCCGCATCAGCATCATCAAGCAACGCTCGACCTGCTGCAGTGCAAGTAATTTCTTCAACTACACCAGCACCTGCTGTACTACGTCCCAGCAAACGGTCTGTTGCTGTAACGTTTTGAATTTTGCCATACGTTATTGCGTCGTCTGCAACCGCAGTAGTGCCAATTTTTGTTGTACTACTCTGGTCTAACTTGTCTAGGTCAATAGTGTTGACGTCGATTAGGTCTAAACCAGCGTCTATTAAATTTTTGGTTGTGACCTTTTTGGTTTCAGAACCGCTAATGTCAGCGATTGCCAGAACGTCAACGGCTGCAACGCCGGCTTTAGACAGCTCAGTAAGCTGCGTTATACGTTGGTCAGCCAAGGCGTTACTCCGTTGACAAGGACATTTGCTCTTAGTTTAGTCCGTTACTTCCTGAAGGAGGAAGCCCAGACTTTGCTCAACCTTGATGCGGTCGTCATCTTGTTTCAAGATGTACTCAGAAGGCTTGCCAATCACCAGCTTTATTTCACCTGTCGTAACAAAATCAACGGTGCATGACACTACACCGCCTGCTTCAACGCTGACTCCAGTAGAAGTTGTAACACCAGTTGTCTGGTAAAAAATATTTGGAACGTTTGGATCAACCTCTTGGTCAGTCAAGTACAAAGCAATATCAAACGCGCACCCAAGATCAAGTCGCTGAATAATTTGCAGCATAAGCATAGGAGCTTCTACTTCTCCCTTTGCTGTGTAGTCAAAAATACACTCAACTCGACCGCTGCCACTAATTAACCCTGCGCTATGCTGTTGTTTATACTTGTCAGAGAGAACTGTGAGATCAACTGAATCGCGAGAGGTGTTAAATTCGTAGCGCGATACATTGCCAAGAAGATTAAACTTAGCGTCTCGTACGCTAATGGTTATTTCAATAGGATTGCCTGCAAATGCTTGTAATTGAATTTCAGCAGCCCTGTTATTATTTATTGAGTCCTCAAAACTAGAAAATAACCTTAGTCCACCAGCTTGGTTAACGTTAACGTAAGCACTAAAAGTGTCTTCAATTGTTGCGCTACTCCAGTTTGACGCAGCAATAAACGCAAGTCCACGACTGTCTACTGTTGATATATCAACACGATCACCAGTTATTATGTTGTCAACGGCATTGTCAACACCAACACGCTCCAAAACCGTGTTGACGTCGTCTGGACCTATAGAGGCTTTGATGCTCCCAAGAAAAGCATCAGTGCCCCGACGCAGCCTGATATTGCCGTAATTGCCAAGATAAAAAGCCATTACGCAATTACGCCATTTTCTTCAAAGTCTCCATCAACAGTAAAATTAATCGGAACAACACTTAGTTCGCCAGTGCTAACTGAAACTGAAGCTGATGTAATGTAAGCGTTTACAATAATATCATCACCTGCTTCTCCACCAACGTTAAGTGTTAATTTAACCCTGTCGTTTGACTCAATTGCGCCTCGCTTCATAATCTTGCCAAGCAATGTCGTAAATTCTGTGCTGTCTTCTTCTGTAGGCACTCTGTAATACAGCAGAGTGGCACTGCCTGTAGCACTTTTGACGCCAGGGGTAAAAGTGTTGACAGAGCTGTCAATGCTGTTTGTACTTAACAGCTCAACAGTAGTCTCAATTGACCAGTCACGAATCTTGGCAACAGTGTTAGAAGCAGAGCCAACCTTGATTGACCCCGTACGTCCAGTGTAAAAAGGCATAACAGTGTCTAGGACATTGCCACTATCTTAGCTCACCTCAAACTTGCTGCTACGAAAATCAGCAATGTGAGCTCGCGTTCCACCTGACTCCTCAAAGCACGGGTACTCAACCGCTTTAACGCTCAGCTCACCCTCTTCTTCTATCGAAAGCTCTGTAACCCTGAAAACACGTTTGTTGGGCTTTTCGCTGCCCATAACGAACATCCAGCCCTCATATCCACTTAAAGCAGAAGCCGTACTAATGCCTTTGTTTGTAGTTACAACAGAAGCCGTTTCGCTTTCCACCTCTCCAGTCAAAGGTTTATAAAGCAAAAAATTAAAATTTTTACCAGTGGTTTCAGCGTCTTGCCTGCTTACTGAATTGCCTGCCAAAGGTGAATTTAACGCTCCACCCTTCATGATGATCCCTGACGAGTAGTGGTCCCAATCTTTAATGCCAACGTCTACATAAATAAAAGCTCCTGGCTCTAAACCTGCCTCAGACGGCAACGTTCTAAATTCAATCCCTTTCTTCACATAACGACGTTGGTTGCAGAGCAATTTGCCAAACATAATTGCTTGACTTCTGTTAGTAACAAATTGACTTACGTCAAAAGTTTCTCTTGTGTTTTGATCGTCGTTTGCTGAGGATGTGTCGTTTTCCAGCAATCTAACGTTTACACTTTTGTTTGTAGTAAATGTTTTAGCAGAAGTAGAGTCTCTGTAGATGACTGATGCAATAAGGTTTTCCGTGCTGTCTGTAGCGTTTAAAAACTCTTCTTTATATGATCCTTGTAAAATATTTCCAGTGGTAAAAAGCGCTGAAATGTTTACATTTACTGGAAGACCGTTAGGGTCACTAAATTCTCCACATTCATCTATTGGAATTGCTGGCACTAATGTGTCTTTACCGTTTTTTCGCGCAAGCTCTAACAAGCTAAATGGAGCTGCATTAACCCAAAATTCACGCCACGAACCAGGATCTGCAATAACCCCGTCCATGAATAATTTGTTGTTTACGCAAAACGCTTTAGCTAGCTTTAAACTGTCAAAATCAATATTTTCACTGGTAATATACTTGCCTACTCCATTGTCCTCGTCAAGCAAAGTGTCAACAAAAATGTCTGGAGCGTAACTGCTACTTTTTGTTGGTGGCGTCTTGTTTGGCTTCTCTACAGTGCGACATAATTTTCCTTTTTGCACCATTGTGCTTATACTTCGAAGATCTTGAATGTTGCGACCAGCAAAAACGCCTAAAGACATTGTTTGCATTTTTTTGTACTTGCTGACGTAATCTAAATCAAGCTGTTGCTCAGTTACTGCAGTTAAAGCAATTTCTGGGCCAGACTCAAAACTAAATGCTACTTGAGTGTCTGAATTGACAGAAAACATATCCCATTCATTAGTTAGATACGGACCACGTTCTTTTTCGGCAGGGTAATAGCTTAAAGAGTCACCGCCTCTTTTGACTTTGCGCCCCACAAAATTTATGTAGTTCAGCGTGTTGTCAATTTGAATTGTTTTAGACTTATCAGTATTTTCTAAGAAAAAATAACTGTTAAAAGGTCTAGTTTCATACTCAGCTCGCACATCAAAAACAGGGTCAAATTTAAACTCCCATTCTGTTTGCAATTGACTGTAAAAAATAATTTGTGTGTAAAATTCAGCTTCACTGCCATGCCTAACAACAAACATGTAAGGTATTTCGTTCCAGTCAGTTCTGTCTGTTTTGGACTGCCTATAAAACATCCTAAAAAATGCCATTCGGCTTTTTACGCCATTATCAGACTCGCTATATCCATCGACTTTTCTGTCCCCGTATTCTTTTTGTCGTCCTGTAATACGCCTAAACAATTTAGTTTTAAGCGAAAAAATTACTGCATCACACGCACTAATTGTGTTGTATGTCGCGGATTCTGCTTTTGTCAAGCATTTAGTAAAAAAGTCATTATCAATACTGTTCAAAAAATTATTAGGCCAATCGTCTAAAACAAATTCAAGGTCAATTTTGGCTTGCTTTTTTTGTCTATTAAGATCTTTTAAAGCTGACCTTATAGCT